ATCTCTTCCGTATCCCTTAGTTACTTTATTAAATACTTCCTGCGCTTTACGGACGTTATCTGTCGCGAGAGTTTGCGCTTTAAGCATTTCGGAGACTTTCTCTCCAGCGTCTCGACGAGAACGTTCCGCTTGCGAAACTCCTTTAAGAACGTCGAGATACTTCTTAAGTTTCTCTTTCGCTGTTTCTACGACTCCACCACCGCCACCGCCAGTAGGAATAATAGGAGGAGTTTCTTCTTCTTTACTTCCTGTCTTTACTCCTACTTTCCCGTTGTACTTCTCGTTTACGTCCATAAGCGCTTGAATCTTTCCCTTCGCCTTATCTGCGGCTTCTCCAATACGTCCAAAGGACACTTCGCCAAGGTGGGCAATAGTAGGAAGGCCAGCGCCGAACAGGTTCGCTCCTCGAATAAGGAGATTTATTCCCATAATTATTACGTTAATTATCTTTATCCAAGAGTTAATTAGAAACTCGAAATAGGAAATAATCGCGTTAATTACTGTATTTACGACTTTCCTAAATCCCTCGAAACGAAGATATGCGGCGACTACCGCTACTCCGAAAGCGATAATTGCGGCGACGACGATTCCGATAGGGTTCGAGAAGAGCGCTACGTTAAAGAGGTTCTGCGAAATTGTTGCGGCGATAGTTATTCCTCGAATAATCGCGAACGCTGTTCCTAACGCAAGAAGTATATCGACCACTTTATTTCCAGAGGAAGTAATGTCGAGGAACGTAGTACCTAAATACTTTAACGCTCCGCTTACTCCTTCTTCTCCTACGATTTGCGCGAACTCCTTAAAGCGAGGCATAACTTGGTCTTGTACGAATCCGAGAAGCGCCTTATAGGTAGGTAACAGAGCCGTTCCTAGTTCCGCTTTAATGTCTTGGAACGTCGCCTGAAGAGTTCTCTGAGTGTTCGCTACTCCGTCGCTCGTACGCGCAAAGTCACCCTGCGCTAACGCGGAGTCTTTCATAATTAACGAATATGCGGCCTGTGCCTTAACTGCGGCAGGAAGTGTTCCGCTCGAAGTCTTAATAAGGCCTAACGCCATAGCCTCTTCTTTAAGGCGAACGTCGTTTAGAGCGATACCGAACTTCTTTAGAGGTTCTGTTTCTCCCGAAAGTCCTGAACGGAGCGCTAGAAGAGCGTCGTCTACGTTTACGTTATTAAAGGACGCTAAATCGGACGCGAGTTGTACGAGCGTCGTAGACATTTCCTGCGCTGGAGCCTGTCCTATTCCGAACGCTTGGAATAAGTTTCCGTAAGTACCTACGGCTTCGAGTGCGGCAGTCTTCGAGATACCTAGATTTACTGCGGACTTATTAGCGAAGTCCACTACGGCTTTAGCGGATTCTCCGAAGACTACGTTTACTTTCGACATTGACTCTTCGAGATTCGAGCCAGCGTCTACGAGCGATTTACCGATTACGGCTGTAGCGCCAAGCCCGACTGCGGCGACTTTCGCGAAGTTCTTCGCGAGCGTAGTCATACCTTTATCTAAAGTACGAAGGCCGTACGTCGTCTTCTGTCCTGCTCCTTCGAGTTTCTTAAAGTCGGCAATAGCCTTAGAAATACCGCGTGAATCGAATTGCGAAATAATTGGTACTACTACAGCCACGTTCTACTCCGTTCCACTATCGCCAGAAGGCCCATTAAACTTACTTCCGAATTGGCCTTTATCGTTTCTCGACTGTCTACTAGCGCGTTCAGACTGTAGCGCTCTCTGAGAGACAGCGCCTCCAGCGAGACGAGAAGTAACGAGTTTCTCTACTTTATTTACAGCGAGATTTATATTCGCAAAGACGTCTGGGTATCCCTCGTTAATCTTTCTCCACATAACGCGAGACGGACGCTCGAAGCCTGCTGTATTAAGCGCCTTTACTAAAGGAATACTTGGCGACGCTGTTCCAGCCATATCCATTAACGTTCCTCCAGCGTCTCTCTGAACGATACGGAGAATAGGGAACTCGCCTTGACGGTTCTTCCTTCCTCCTACCTTCGCTGTTATTCGCGAACGAACTTTAGAACCGTCCCAATAAGGGAAACGGGAAGCGCCTCGACGCTCAGGAGTTATGTGCCAGTTACCGATAGGAGGCTTAACGGGGAACTCGTTACGAGCGTCCTGAACTAACTTATCTGCCGAACCTTTAATATCTTTCGCTATCTGCGTATAGAGACTCCTATCTAAATAGTGGAGTTCTTTAAGCGTTTCCGCGAGTCCGTGAACTGATATAAAGGCCGACATAACGCCAATGATACTACGAACGACTCTTACGCCACTTCGTAGCGTTATAGACGTTTACTGTTCCGTATACGCCAGCGCCAAGAAGGAAGCCGTACTGCTTCGTCGTTAGCGCGAACATTACCCAAAGACACTCGTTTAGAAAGGCGATTAGCCAGCCGTACCACTTTCCTCGTCCGATAACGAATAAGCCTGTTACGCCGATAATCGAAAGAACGTAAGACATTAGTTCGCACTACCTACGTCTCTTATTCATCTCTTTAGCACGATTAGTTATATATAACGCTAAGGCCGAAAGCATTTCGTTCGACTCCGCTAGAAGAATAGACGGTGCTATTCCTGTCTCTGCCGATAGTGCGGCTATTTCGTAATGGGCAGAGCCAATTCCAAAGGGACGTCAGTCTCCTCGCGAGGTTCGACAGACTCGACGGTATTTATCCACTCTGGGTCGAACTTCGCGTTCGTCTTCCTCGTACGAGTAAGCGAGTGCCACGAAAGCCAAGCCAAGTCCGTTAGACGTAAGTCTTTATCGAAGTTAGTAACACTCTTATTCCACGTACGCTCGAACGCTACGAAGTCGGCAAATACCGCGTCTACGTCTTCGGCTGTACCGTCGAAGTATTTAACCTTTAGAGGAATCTTCATTTCTTCTCCTTCTGCTAATTGTTATTAAAGATTACGAAGTTGCCTTAGCGATAGTTCCACCTGTGAAGGTCAAACTCATCTTCGCAAGTTCTCCAACCGCTCCCATTACAGGATTCGAGGCTGAAAGATATGCGCTTGAAATCGTATATGAAGGGTTGGTAGCGCTTGTAGTAGCACCGTTCGGTTTAATAATTACGGTTGTAGTAGTTCCTACAAGTGGGTAAATAGTTGCTTCGACGTTACTTGCCGCATAGTCCTGATTAAACTCGACTTCTATCGAATTATTCTGGAGGCCTCCAGTAAACGTATGTCCAGACGAGCCAAACGCAGTGGTCTCTACGGAGTCGATTTCGTAATTCACGGTAACGCTGGTGGCGTGGTCGCTCAGAACTACCGAGTTGACCGAAACGTAAGCGTTGGTAAGTGTTAGAACAGCCATATTTATTTCCTACTTTCGTTAGACGGTTGCCTTAGCGACGCTTCCACCTGTGAAGGTGAGCGAAGTCTTAGCAAGTTCTCCAACCGCGCCAGCGACGGGTGTATGGCTTGCGAGATATGTCGAAGAAACGGTGTACTGAGGGTTGGTAACAGAAGTAGTCGTATTTACGGGCTTAACTACGACAGTCGTTTGCGTTCCTACTAGAGGATAAATAGTTACTTCTGTCTTCGTTGCCGCATAGTCCTGATTCATTTCGAGTTCTACAGAGACGTTCTGAAGTCCGCCAGAGAACTTATGTCCCGAATCACCGAACGCAGTTACCTCAACGGAGTCCACTTCGTAGTTCAGCGTACAACTCGTACAGAGAGCGCTTACGTCTGTTCCACCGACAGTAATACTTGGGTTAGTTAATACCAGAACAGCCATATTTATTTATCCTTTACTTCTTCGGACTTCTTCGCGGACTTTACAACTTCGATATGTTCGCCAGAAATAAGCGCGTCTATATTTAAGCCGTTAAGGGCAGTTTCGTCAATAACGTCGCCTTCGTTTAAGTCAGCGAGTCGATTACTAAGAACTTTATATTGCGCCATAATCTTCCTATCCGTAAACGGTAAGCGATAACTGTATTTCGAGGAACTCCGCGCCTTCTTGCGAAAGACTCGTTATATCCGCACCCGATGATAGCACCAGAGTTTGACATACTCCACCTAAAGTCTTATCTCCTTCGACTGCGGCGCGAATACTCTTAGCACCGTCGAAAGAAAGAAAGTCGTCTAATAAAGCGTGAGCGGTTCTATCTGTCCAACGTCCTACAATTACTCGAATCTGCCAATAAGTTTCGACGTCTCCGCCAGAGAAAGCGCGGTGGTAATTAACCGAACTTAGAACAGGAAACGCGGTAGGAGGATTTAATTGCTCAGGCTGATAAGAGAAGGCGCGTAGTCCTGTAATCGTTTCGAGGCGTGTCTTTAATCCAGCGCCAACCTGACTAATAGTCGAAGGCATTAGAAGATTCCTATAAGCCGATAAGGAGCGAGTAAGTCTCTAACGTCTGGGTCTACAGCGCGGACAGTAATAGCCATATCTGCGAATCCAACGACGCCAAGTGCGGCATTAAGTCGAGCGAATCCGCGAAGCGAAAGAAGAATACAGGCTTCTCGTACGTCGTCTGGGACAGCGCTCCAACCGAAAGTTCCTGTTAAACGAATCGTAGGACGTGGAGGTTGGTAAAGGAAAGGGAACGTCTTCGAGCCTTTAGCCGTAATCCTGTTATACGGCCTACTCTGAAACGCTCTGTTAAGAGGCTCTAGGTAGTAATCGGAAGCGCTCCAAGTAGTAGTAAACGTTCCGTTCCCTGCCGTATCTGTACTTAACGTAATCGAAGAAGAAGCCAAGTCGGGGATTCCTACCGAGTATTCCGTATTAGGGAAGAGGTCGATAGTCTGCGCGGACTGATAGAAGAAACGTCCGCAGTAACCGTCTATTCGACGAGAAGCGCCTTCGATAGCGTTCTCAATAAGAGTGTCGTCTACCGAATCTGTTACACGGAGTGCGGCTTTAACTTCCGCGAGAGTCGCGTAGCCGTTAGTAATAGCCACTATGCGCTCCGTTTCTTAGCGCGTTTCCCTACCGCCTGTTCTACTTCGGGAATAATCGACGCCGATTCGACTTCTTTAGGAGCAGATTCGACAGCGATTCCGTACGCCTTTAACGCTTCGTCTACGGCTTTAACGCGGTTCTTTAGGCCACGACGAACGTAACCTTCGCGTTCTGCTAGTAGCGCTTGGACTTCTTTAGAACTCATTTCGTTTCCTTTCGTTCTTAGTTAGTAATGGTAGACGAGGCTCAATGGAGGTAGAACCTCGTCTACCGAATACTTAATTCACTAGAACGTAGGAGTTACGAGGCCAGTTCCGTTAATTTGGCCCCAAGCCGAACCGTATCGGTTAGCGGTGTATGCGGCGTAGCCATAAACGACCATAGTTACGTCGAGTTCTGCGGCCTTCGGTTGCTCGAAGCGGAGGAACATAGGCTCGCCTGAGCCTGTTTCCCACAGGTGAAGTTCCTGAGCGTTTCCTACGTAAATGGTGTCTTGGTTAGTACTAGCACCCTTATCGACAGCCACGTTCGCGTCTGTAATAACAGGAAGGCCAGCGATAGAGTAACCGCTATTTCCGTAAACAGGTGAGCCCTGACCTACAGCGACAGCGTTCATCGCGTAAGGAGCAGGAACAGCCAATGGACGCTTCGAGTCGTCCATTGCGGCGAGAATCATAGCGAGACGACGTGGGTGCATAACGATTACGTTTGGACCAGCGTAGAAGGCTGTCTGAATCTGTTGTACCGCGTCGAGAAGTTTCGGATACAACTCAGCGACAGTTGGCGAAGCGTCGGTATAAGTAACCGATACTGCGGCACTGGAGAAGAGTTCCGCTACTACGAGCGCGTCCAACTTAGTGTGGTAGGCCGAGATGAGGTCAGCCATAACGAGGCTATCTACGTTCGTGCCACGCTCTAGAGCCTGACGGGAAACGTTCTGTTGGCCTGCGATAGTTTGAACAGTAATATCCAACTTGGTGTCGTCCATATTCGTTTCTTGGACGGCAGAGCCTTCGGTCTGAACGGCTACGGCTGAACCTGTCGTAACTTTCGAGAGCGAAATAGTTAAGCCCTGAGCAGGTAGTTGGTGCTTACGAGCGATATCGGCTACTGGACGGCCTGCGCGAGCCAAAGGTGCCGCCAAGTCGGTGAGGTACTGAGGAACTACCAAGCCAGCGAAGTTAGCGGAAGTAACGTCGCGACGTTCTACCTTCTCTTCGTTCATATGGCGAGCGAGACGTTCGCGAGCGGTTACGTCTCCGTTAATTTGTGCGGCGAAGGCGTCAGCGACGAAAGAGTTTCCTGACTGTACGTCGTAAGTACGGGCTTCTTTCTTAACGCGAGCAGGCGCTACGTTCTCTTCGATTCGGTTCGCCTTGCGGAGTTCTGCGGCTTCTTCCGAGCGCTTCTCCAATTCGACGTGCTTCTGAATCTGCGCGTCGAGTTCGCGTACTTCGGTAAGGACAGCGTTAATCTCTGAATCCTCTTCGGTGGTCAAGTCGCGGACTTCGTTCTTAGCAAGTGCGATAACGGCATCTGCCTTAGCAAGTGAGGCGTCGCGCTTCTCTGTGAGTGTTTCTGAATACTTCATAGTTAATTCCTGTTCGTTAGAAGGTTTGGAGTTAATCAGTGAAGTTATCGAGTGTGCGAACGGCTCTACTTCGGCTGGCTTCGTTTCGCTAACTTAACTTGCTGTTCGCGAAGTCGAGTAAACGAGACAGTCTCTACTTTAGAGGATTCTGTTACACCGCGCAACTCCGCAACCGTACTTTCGTACGCAGGGAAAGTTACTACCGAAACGTCATATAACTGGACTTCGCGTAACTCGCGAACCGTCCTATCAGAGTTCCAAGAATCTTTAATAGTTCTAAAGGCGAAACTCATCTGACTTAAATCTCCGCGCCTCATAGCGGACATAACTCTTGCGGCGTCAGGATTCATTGGGTCTAGTTCGGCTTCTACTCGTAGTCCTCTGTCGTCTTCTTCGAGTTTAAGAGTCCCAGAACGGGAACGGGCTAGAGGGACGCCTTCGTGGTCGATAAGAAGTCTTACGTCTGCTCCGTCTTTAATTGTCTTAGAGAAAGCGCCTCGTTTAACGTATTCCACCCAAGGCAAAGGTTCGCTAGGAGAATCGAATACGGACGCGTATCCAATAAGCGTGTTTCCTGTATCGGAAGCGCGGATTTCTAGATTCGTATAAGCGACGTGGCGTCGTTCGTCGATAGCGGTTGGTACCCAACGAACTTCGATATCGGAAATAATTTCTTCGCTGTTCATAGCAGGAGATTCTATGCTTCGTTTATCTAATTGCGCTACTACTCGCTCCGCGTATTCTTTAGCGCGAGTCGCGCTCTCTTTAGAAGAGCCTCCACCCCAAAGCAACATAGCGACGAGTCCAGCCGTTACTTCGTCTTCTTCTATCGCGTCTAAATCGACTATATGTCGCGCTATCCAAGGTGAAATCTTCCGCCACTTGGCTTCTGTTATATCTCCAGAGGCCATACTTCGAGCGTCTTCGACTGTCTGAGGCTTTAGGCCGTCTCCCGAATATCCTTCTTGGTGTAACTTAAGTCCGCGTTTAGCGGATTCGCGCATAAAGGAAGGCGCGGACAGATTAACTGCGCGAGACTCAAACTCCATAGGTTCTTCCTCTGGCTCGTCCTCTAAAGGAATTACTGTCGATTTATTAAACGTTCCTTTAAGAAGTTCTTCTTTAATTATCCAGAACTTACAGACTCCTTCTGGCGCTATATCGCCTTCGACTATTCCGCAGTTACGTCCACCTTCGTAGAATACGCAATTAGAACAGTAAATATCCTCTTCCATAAACGGCGATTCGGCTACGTAGTGCGCTCCGTCCGCTCCGATATCTTGCGTAAACTTTCCGAACGTTTCCGCGAACGCTTCTAGCGTTTCGTATAGCGCGTTCTGACGAGGAGTTAAATCCTCCGAACCGTTACGGTTCTCGTCTTCTGTTTCTAAAGTAATCACTCAGGTGGCTCCGCGTCAGTTCCTACGTCCGAAGTATTAGCCGTTTCGGAAACAGGAAGAGCGATAATAAACTCATCTCCACCTTCGTACGGTTCGCGATTCTCCATAGCGCGAGCCTCGTTAGGCGTAAGCGTTCCCGAACTAATCTGAATCTGCTGAGAACGAACGCGAGTAAGTAAATCGGCGCGTTGGAACTCGTCCGTATTAAATCGGATTCTCTGTCCTAAAGGCAACATATCCGAAAGCGCGTCTTCGATACGACGAATCCAAGGCAGGAGCGTATGTCGAATAAATTGGATTCCCGAACTTTCTACGTTCGTATAAGTAACAGTAGAACCGCCAGAGCCGTTAATCATATGAAGAGGAATACGGTAAGCGCGAGCGATATCGCGAATAATCGCTTCCTTATGTTCGAGCATTTGCATATCTGCGGCGCTCGTCGTAATCGGCCTCCACTTTAAGCCGTTAGTAAGTACGGCTGGACGACGGTGCTTATAGTGTGAGTCTTCCCAAGTCTGGCGCATAATTCTCGCCTGTTCTTCGGTAAGTGTTTGGTCTGTTTCGAGAATCGAAGAAGGAGTAGCGCCTTCTCCGTAGAACTGCGCTAGGAATCTATCCATAGCGATAGTTAGTCCTATGGTATTTCGTAAAGATTCGAGCGGTGAAAGCGGACGATTCGAGTTCGGTAACAGTAACCAATGAATCGCTTTAATCTCGTCCGAGTTATAGGTATCTCTTCCGATTTCATAGACGTTTACTCCGTCCGTATCGGTAATAACTTTCACTACTTTCGGGTGAATAATTCGCATTTCTACTGGAAGTTCTCCAGCCTTACGAGGAGCGTAAACGTAAACTTCTCCGTGAAGAGCGAGACAGGAAACGAGTTGGTGGACGAACTCGAACATAGTTTGCCTATCGTTCGGACGCTGAAGAACCGAAGGAGTAGGAAGGCGTTCTATACGAGACGCTCTGTCTCGCGTTAATTCGATAGGCATACACGCTAAAGAATCCGCGATAAGAGTTACGGAAGCGAGAACAGCACTTGCGGCGAACGCGGAATACTCCGTAACTATTTCGCCAGAGTAATTAGGGAAATACGGACGCGCAGTAACCTGATAAGGGTCGATACTCGTAGGAAGCGCTCGACGCTCTGTACGTCTAAATAGACTCACGCTGTTACTCCTCCGAGAATAATAAGGAACACTCCGAATACGATTACCGCTAGAGGAACAGAGAAGTTCGCTATTCCACTAACTATAAGTATGGCACCAATTATTTCTACTGTCGTCGTTAAGAACTTTCTCATTTCCAAATATCCATAATCATAGGCGCTTCTACTTCTTTAACTTTCGTCGTGGCTCTGTCTACAGCGATAACCATAGCAATACACGCGTCTATCTTCCTTCGACTCTTTCCTTTAGAAAGCCTCCAGCCGTTATCGGTAAAGCGTTGTGCGGCGCTTAGAACTTGGTCCATAAACGTAGGCGAACCGTCGTGGGCGAGTTTCGCGTTTACGATTAACTCGTACGCGTTTCCGCAGGCTGGCACCATACGAGAAGTCGTCTGAGGGAACTCGACCATAGGAAGTCCGTCGTCCGATAACGCTTCGGCTGAACGCTGAAAGTACGCAGGGTCATAGGCGAACTCCTTTACGTCGTATGTCCTATGGAGTTCTCTTAGATACTGTTCTACGCCTGCTACGTCTACTCCTTCTTCGGAAGGTTGCCAAATCTTCGCTTTAGTAACTACTAAGTCGTCTTGGAGTTGCGCTAGT